TGGACGCAGCTTCTTATGAAGCCCGTTCATAACTTAGTGTTTGACATCCTCCGCACGATCCCTCAAGATGGGACCTTTGACCAGGAAGCCTGTGTATCCCGCCTAAAAGATTCCATTCTTATTAGGTTGGGTGAGCATGGTAAGGACTTTACCGTTTACTCATATGACTTGTCTGCAGCGACTGACAGGATGCCAGTGCACCTGTACCAGGAATTACTTTCTCATATCATCGGATTTGAAGAAGCAACTCTCTGGAAGCATCTCCTAACCGCCCGTAAGTGGTGGGACAGAGATTCTGTATGGAGCAGGGAAGAGGGGCTCCGTCCGGATGGACCCTGGTTATCCCGGATGTATGCAGTAGGCCAGCCTATGGGGGCTTATTCTTCTTGGGCATTACTGGCGCTAGCACACCATGCTATCGTTCAATACTGTGCAGGATTAATAGGTCGTACTTCATGGTTCGAGGATTACGGTATCGTCGGGGACGATATCGTCATTTTCGACCATGAGGTGGCGAAACGGTATCGCGAGGTGATGTCGGAACTAGGGGTTGTTATATCAGAGGAGAAATCCCTGATATCTCAATCGGGTGTTTTCGAGTTTTGTAAGAGACTCGTTACACCTCAGGGCGACGTGAGTGGGATACCGGTTAAACTGTTGTATCAAGTTTTCCGATATCCCATTGATGCGGGTGTCGTTATACGTCACCTTCACCGCCGTGGCTTTGCCTTATTTCCCATCGCCGTTGCGCGTGCATTTTCCTTACTTTCGGCACGCTCTGTTGACCTTAAGAAAGCCATCAGAACGTATCCGGTCAGTATCAGAGTTGCACTCACAACTTTGGTGCAGCCAGCCTATCCATGGTGGAGGGGTATCTGGTTGGTTGTCCATGCCGCCCGTTTATCGGTGGTGGATCTTCATGAGGTCCTAACTGTAGGATCGAAGATCCCCACTGATGAAATGGGTGCGTATGGCATCCTTGAGACTACTTCCTTCCAGGGTTGGCTGGGCCGCCTTCATCCAGGTAAATGGATGGACTCACTGAACACAGTGAGTCCCGGTGTTCAACGCTGGCTCTTAAAGAGTTGGCCCCTTACAGGGCTTAAACAATTTAGGGTTAGATCGGAGATCACTGGGTGGCTGGTCCAGTTTATCCTGTTAGTGGGTACACCACTGGGGTGGTGGTTGATGGGTGAAATCATCAATCGCTATGGCCAACTCCTTAATGCTGCTTTCCTTGCGGCATTAGAGAGTATGGCCACACCCGGTGAGCAAAGGATGATGTCTGGGTACGTTTTCTTTCGAAAGCGTGTTCGTGACAGGATTCTGGAGCTCTACCGCGGGCACTCCTTTGAGTACCTCTCTGCGGTGAGTAGGGCGCGGACGCGGTCTGCCTTTAACTTCCAGTTCGCTGCGGATAGCAACCGCAACGAACGAAGAAGAAGGAGACAGATGGCGTGGGTTCAGAGAGCTCTACGTGGGTACGAAGGCACGCTGCCTCCGGCTTACATAGAGCTCCCTGAATCGACTAATGGCCCTTATTAAGGGTCCCTGAGGTATGGGACATGAGGTCTGATTGGCCTTCCGCACTGTCCGTTCTGCTTGCAAAACGTGGACAGCTCCGGGTCAGTTAGTAGGCCCATTCCATGGGAACCGCTAGGTGGCTCGGTGCTCGTCTTGGTACGAAAGCACGTCCCCACCCGGGAGAGACAAAGGACACCCGCTGCTAATGGGTAGCAGACAGTGTGACGCTTCATGTTCCGTCCCGGTCCATGGTAACTCTACTACTGATATTGGCTACCTCCAACACCACGAGGGTCGTGATGGTGGGGTAGTGGCCTACCAGCGCCTCGTAGGAGGTTGGTGGTCAATATTGGGAACGGGATTATAGCCATGGTCCCCGGGGCCTACCTTCCGGCATGTCCTCTGACCAAGGAATGTCAGAGGGTGTAATGCCATCTGGGTTCGACTCCGAAGACTCATCGCGTTTCTGAGTATAAACAGGGCGCTCGGATCGAGGAAATACTCGCCTTGGAATTCCCG